ATATCTTAGATGAAATTTAGGCAAATTACAACATATAATTTTATCCCATTGATCGCGAATTATATTAAAACCATAAATACAACCATAATTATTAATAAATAATATTAAACCTGTATCTATATTATCCTTGTTTTTTATAAATACATTAAAACTATTTATAATATAAAATTTTTTATTTCTATAATCATCTAAAATTTTTTGATAATTTTCTATAAATTCTTTATGCCAAATAGATTTTTCTTTATATTTATTAGCAAATAACTCATTATCGTCATAGATAGGTTTATACTTTCTAAATTTTTCAACTATAGACTCGTGAATAGATTTTCTATTGTTGTCATACCAATAATCAATTTTATGTATTGGTATATTTATATAAAAATTAATAATTTGATTAAGATAATTTTCAAAATTTACTAAAAACTTATCATTTATAACCAAAATTTCATTTTCTAATATTTTATTTTCTAAAAATTTATTTTCATTTTTTAATACTTTATTTTCATTTTCTAAAAATTTATTTTCATTTTCTAATACTTCATTTTCATCATTTAATACATCATTTTGTCTTTCAAGATTATTAATTCTTTTTTCTAATACTTTCAAATAATCTTCCTCTTTATTATCATTGTCTTCTGTATCCTCTTCTTCTTCATTATCTTCTTCTTTGTCATCTTCTTCTTTGTCATCTTCTTCTTTGTCATCTTCTTCTTTGTCATCTTCTTCTTCATCATCTTCTTCTTTGTCAGATTTTTCTTTGTTGGATTTTTCATTTTGTTTTTTAAGATTTATATTTTTTTTTTTTAATTTTTTATTTAATTCTTTTAATTTTTTATTTAATTCTTTAAAATCTATATTTCTATCATTTAATATGCCATTGTAATAATTATTATCTAATTCATTATATTCATTTTTTAATACTTTATTTTTATCTTCTAACACTTTATTTTTATTTTCTAATATTTTATTATCATTTTCTAATTCAATAATACAAACAGTATTAATAATATTTTTAATAAATAACAAAGATTCATTTTTATTATTTTCATTTTTTAATTCATCATTTTGTTTTTTAAGATTATTAATTTCTTTTTCTAATTCGTTATTTTTAATAAAATGTTTATTTTCATTTTTTAATTCTTTATTTTCATTTAAAAGTTGTAAAAATAATTGTTCTTTATTATATTTTTTTAATATAGCTAAACAGTCGACAAAGTCAATTATTGATTCCATTTTTTATGTTATATTATCATTTATTAATATTAAATAATAATATATCAATTTTTTAATATTTTCTTGAGGATAAATCTTTTAAAGATGTTCTTGCTTGAATGAAAGATTCTAGTTTTTCTAAAGCAAGAACAGGTTTACGTATATATAGCTTTTCTTCTTTGAATTAAAAGGTCTATGTTTTCTAAAACTTCTTTAGTTTTATCACGTCTAATTTGTCTTAAAGCAAGAGTCCTCTCTCTTATATCTGGATGATTAAATAAATACACTAATGCTTCTTCAAATTGTTTTTTTTCTATTAAATTGTTTGTTTCTATCACTAACTCATTAACTTTCTCATTAACTTCCTTATTACCTTCCTTATTACCTTCCTTATTACCTTCCTCATTACCTTCCTTATGTATAGCTTTTTTTCTTTGAATGAAAAGGTCTATTTTTTCTAAAACTTCTTTACTATTATCACTTCTAATTTGTCTTAAAGCAAGAACCCTCTCGCTAATAACTGGATGATTATATAAATACTCTACTGCTTCTTTAAATTGTTGTTTTTCTATTAAATTGTTTGTGTCTATCACTAACTTTTTAACTTCCTCATCATCTCCACCTATTTGATTCCTTAAATTTAAATATTTATTTTTATATTTTAAATATTTTTGATAATTTAAATTTTTACGTTGCATATATTATATAGAGATATTATTTTTAAACTAAATATAAAAAAAGTGGCATTTTAAATCTTAATATGTGACAAAGGTATAATATTGATATAATACATTTTTTATATAATATATCAAATTTTTTAATACTACGATAAATAATTTAATTATTTTTCTAAGTTATAATAATTAAAACATGTTTAAATTAGCATTATTATTTTCATATTTTCAAAATAGTTATTTTTTTAATATACCAATAAATAATCATAAAACACAAGTTCATTTATATTTAGAAAAATTTAATACTAATTTAAATTTATATCATATCGGAATTAGCTTTAAAAATGATGATACAATTATAAGATATGATTATAGACCATTTTGTGATCCAAATAATTGCGACCCAAATAGTTGTGAACTAAATAAATGTGAATATAATATAACTAATACTATTATAAATGAAGATTTAAAAAAAGAAGTAACTTTAATTCAAAAATTATATAATTTTTATATAATAGAAAATATGCCTAATAAAACTATTTATTGGGGTGAAACAAATAAAACATTAGAAGAAGTACAATTATTTGAACAAAGTTTACAAAAAAAATATATTTTAGGCATTAATGATTGTCGTCATTATGTAAATCACTTTTCAAGATGGGCACTAAATAAACGAACACCTATTTGGAATTTACATAAATTATGGAATCAAATACATTAAATATATAATAAAAAAATTAGTAATTATAATAGTATACCTACCTGTTTGTTTCAATTAGAATAGAATTAGAACGAATATCCGGATTAGATACAACTAACCAACCATCAATTGTTACTCCATCTAACTCAACATCTTCAGTAGGTTTTGTAACAGAAACCATTTTAATACCCCCAATAACATCCTTTATAGCATGTGATGTATCAACTACATTTTTTATAGCAGCAAACAAAAGCATAGCTATAGATTTGAATAAAGTAAAAATAAACTAATAAACTAATAAATTTTCAATATTTATTAGGGTATATTCGAGTCTTTTATAAACAAAAGATCTTGTGAAATATTATTTGCATAATCCATTGTATGTTTTTTATATGTTTGATATGCTTTCTTCGATGCATTTATACTATCTTTATAATATGGAAAAGGAATATTATCTTTTTCATTTTTACTTAAATGATAAAATTTTTCAAACCAACTTCCTAATGAACATGCTTCAAAATGTAATATTTTTAAATCATTAAAAGGTACATTATATACATTATCACCCGAATTACTATTATTATAATTAAAACGATGAGGTCCTCCTGAATGAACACCATCAACAACACGAGCACCACTTTTACCATTTACATAAGCACGACACGGTGCTCCCTGTCCACATTTTATAAATTTAGTAGCAGAAAAACAAGATGTTTCATTTTCGTTATAAACTGCTTCTGCATTTTCAATTACTAAACAGTTATATTTTTTATCAAGATTATCTAAAAATAAAAGTGAACCATGTAATAATTCATCAACATCTACATTAAATAAAAAATCAATATTATATTCTTTTGATACTTTTAAAATTTTAGCTATAAATATAGTGTGTCTTTGTAATAAAGTTTCATAATTATTACCTATTTTATCTGATTCACTCATTTCAAACCATACATCTTGTTGATTTTTTAAATAATCTTCTAATTCTGGTGTATCTTCAACTCTAAAAAAAAATTTAGTTATACCTAAATTTCGATGGTATTTGAGCCATAATGATAAATCAATAGGTTTGCGCATTATAGTAATTAATCCTATTTTTGATTGTGGTTTAACAATTTGTGTATTAGTAAATTCTTCATTTATATAAAAATATTCATAGGGATCATAACATAATATAAATATAAAAATGAAAATAAATATTATTAATATAAAATTAACATAAAATTTATTCATAATAATATATGGTATAAAAAAATATTGAACACTTAAATTCATATATAATAATATATAATATATAATGAAAATAATTGCATTCGTTCAAGTATGAAAACAAATGAGTTATATGAGTTAATTGAAGTAGAAAAACCACAAATTATTTGTTTTGATGAAACTAAAATTTCATATCCTTTTATAGATGTACAAAAAGAATAGAACAACTATAATATACATGCAACAAATCCATAAATTTTATTTAAAAATTAATTTATTAAAAACTATATTTTTCTTTTATTTATTACCTTCTATATATAATTAATTTTATCAATATATATAATAAATGTTAACACAAAATAATATAAAAAATAAACAGCGTCTAAAGCAAAAGCAAGAAGAAGAAAAAGAGTATCTTGCACAAAAGCAAAAACGAGAGCTTCTAGTAAAAGAGCAAAAACATAAACGACAGATTATAAAACAAGAACAAAAACATGATCGTCAGACTCTTGCACTAGTTCAAAAGGAACAACGAACAGAACAGATTCTAGAAGAACAAGAGTTTTCACACAAATATATTCGTTTCTGTTCTTGTGTTCATATCTGGTTTCGTATGCGTATATGTATGTTTAAATTATGCACTAATATAGAAGAATAATAAATAACGTAAATAAAAAAATTAAATTAATTTTTATTTAAAAATTAATTTATTTACCAAAAATTATAGTTTAAAATATCCATAATTCGTTTATCAAAAGCACAACACTTTAGAAATATATTTTTATTTATTTACCAAAATAACCCCATATGTTAATTTGATGAAATATTCCAATTTGATATTTATTATATTTTTCGTTATATTTTTCGTTATATAACAAATTTTCTGTGTCTTTATTAATAAATTCTTTATTATTAAATTTATTCAAAAGAACAATTGGTGAAATTAAAAAATGCGAAAAAGTTTCTAACCTACCCATTTTGTTAGTATTAAATATTCCTTTGTATATTTTGCCATCCTTTATAAAGCATAATAGTAAATATAAATTATATTTTTGACATAATTTAAACCATAGTTTAATTGCGTCTATTAAATTCTTTTTCTTAGTATTATCTTTTTTTAAAGAATCTTCGGCACAATTAAACCATAGTTTAATTGTGTCTATTAAATGCTTTTTTTTAGTATTCTCTTTTTTTAAAGAATCTTCGACGTACCAAATATTATAACAAAACATCAAATGTTTTGAAATGTCGTGCAAAAGTGGTTGTAGTTCTTCTCTTTGTCTTGAATAACGAGAATTACATTCAAGCATAGAAGTTAAATAGTTATATATATTTTCAATTTTCATATGTTTTTGATATAACTCATTTAAATCATGAACTAGTGGATATAATACTGAATTAATCTTTCCATTCTTTTTAACTGTAAATTTAGTAAAATATATGAATGCGTACTCACTGTTATTAAAGTGATAAATAATTTCAACAATCTCTTTGGGTAATACACACAGCAACATATATGCCATGGTGCAATGCGTTAAATATTACATAGTTATTATTAATATAAACAATTAAAAAATCAATTTTTATTTAAAAAATTAATTTAATTATTAAAAGTTTAATTATATATACATATACACGTTAAAACTATTAAAATATTTATTGTAATTAGTTAATCGCTTTTCAAGATGGTGTTAAACACACATAAATATATAATAAAAAAATTGAAAATGTTAGTGTTTATATGTTTCATAAAATAATTAGTGTATGCGCTGTATTCCATTGACAAAGATGACTGTTGAAGATCCAGAAGCTATGGTAGAAAAGGAAGAACTTAATGAAATAGTATTCCGTCTTCAGGGGAAACAATGGCTTCTCGTGCAGGGTTACCCAACTTGCCTGACGACTTATCACAGCCAGAAGTTGATTGCATGAATAACGCATATTCCTTGCAAAAAAAGGCTATCTATTTTTTGGCAGTTTGGTTTCAAACAAACTGGGCAAGAAGTAAAAAAGACTTTTTAAAGGTAGTTAGACAACAGGCAAAAGCTGAGACGGAAGCCTTTGATCTCCTTAAGAGGAGATGCATTTCTGATCCGTTGGTGTATAGCAATGAGCTTAAAAAAACAAAAAAACTTCTGAAAAAAGCTCTGATAGATGCTGCAATGCACCTCAAAGAAATGGAAGGTTCAAACCTTGTGCCAGAACTAAGCATATAAAGCTGATGCACAATGAGCTCGAAAAGTTATTTTATCATAATCTTTGGTATCAGCAATGGCAACAGGGCACCGTGTGAGATAAGAATTAATTTAGTTATCAAAAAATTATTATTCTTTTTATTTATATAAAAAATTGAAATTTTAAATGTTTATTAATTATATAAGATAATTACTTATATCATCAAAGTGCATTATGTCAATCACGTCAATTCCCACTATGTCTACTGGAACCTTGATTACTATCATTGGTGTTCTTCAAGACTACCTGGTAGAAGAAACAAAGAACGTTGAACAATCAGAAATTCATAGCGTCCAAGCCGAACTTATTGGTTTAGGCCTCGATATGCATGAAGCTGAAAACATACTTATGCACACTAACAAAGTAAGAGAGTTTATCTTAGCAATGAACGCGGATCTCGAGATTTTCAAAAAGGTAAACAAGCTCAAGGAACAACGTGATAAGGCAAAGGTCCTTTATGAGGCAAAGCTCCTTGAGAAAAAGAAAGAGCTTGAAGAAATGGAACGTCTTGTTGTAATTAAGAAAAGTGAGCTACATATGCTTCTTATTCAAGCTCCTTCATGATGAAAAACTTCATGATGAAAAAACTTCTTGAAGAAACAAACCATCTTGTTGCAATTTAAAAACCGAGTTGTACATGTGATTAAAAATTCATAATGCTAATCATTTCCTATCAAGAAAGCTATGTGTTTGCATCCTGCTTTGGTGAAAGACAGCATTGCAAATAGTGTACCGTAAAATAAAAATTAATTTAGTTATCAAAAAATTATTATTCTTTTTATTTATATAAAAAAATTGAAATTTTAAATGTTTATTGGTTCCATAAGATAATTACTTGTATTATCATCAATCATGCCCCGTGACATTCCATATGTGAGTGTATCCGCCACGGAGACGTACATTGCGGCTACACGCGACTACATGGAAAAAATGGAATACCTCCAAGATATTCCTAAGACCCAAGACTATCTTGTTCATGGCTTTGGCTTCCTTCCGGACGAGGCAAGCAAGATGTGCTTGCACCCTAGTTACATCGTCGCGCACCTGTCAAAACTGTGCGAAGTTCGTTTGCTTTTCAAGAAGCTAGATGACAAAGTTGAAAAGCAAATGAAAAAGCGGCTTCAGCTGGAAAAAGAGCTTGAAGAAGCAGAAGCACAAGCTCTTGACGCGACCAATGTGCTAGAGGAAGCAAAAGCTCGTCTTATGGCCAAGCGCGCAGAGCTTGAGACGTTTGATAATGAGCACTAGGCTTCTGATTGTTGATCGCTTCCTAACCAAAGAGCTGATTCTTTAAGAGCTCAAGAAGTGATCGCATCATCCGCTTTAGTGTGAGTCAGCATTGCCGATAAAGCACCATGTGAAATAAGGGTTAGGTGGGTATAAAAAAACTAAATTAATTTTTATTTAAAAATTAATTTATTTACCAAAAATTATAGTTTAAAATATCCATAATTCGTTTATCAAAAGCACCACACTTTAGAAATATATTTTTATTATGCAACCAAAGTCCACTGCCCCAGCGCATATTATTTTCAATATATTCATTAATATTAGAAATCTTATTCAAAGTAACAATTGGTGAAATTATAAACTTGGCAAAGTCTCGAATATTGCTTAAATTGTTTGCGCTTTCACTACAATGTTTTTTATCGGCACTCTTTATATACACTAATAATAAATATAAATTATTTTTTTGACATAGCTTAAACCACAGCTCAATAGAAGCTTTTAAATATTTATAATTAGTGTTATTTCTTTTTAAAGAATTTTCATGAAGTAAAATATTATAGTAAAACATCAAATGTTTTGAAATGTGGTTCAAAATAGGTTGTAGTTCCTGTCTTTCTTTTAGATAAAAAGATTCAAGCATATAAGTTAAATGATCATATATATATTCAATTTTTATATGTTTCTTATATAGCTTATCCAAATCATAAACTCTAGGATACACATCTGACTTGATATACCCATAATTACAAACTTCAAATTTTGTAAAATACTTGAATACATATGCTTTTAGGTCAATGTTCTTAAATTTATAAATAATTTCAATAATATCTTTAGGTAATACACACAGCAACATATATGACATGGTGTAATGCGTTAAATATCATATTATAATTATTAATATAAACAATTAAAAAATCAATTTTTATTTAAATTAATTTATTTATTAAGTGTAATTATATGTATGTAAAAAATTTAAATAATAAAAAATTGAAATTTTAAGTAAGCGGGTAGAAACTGATTTAGCACGAGAAATTAAAAATAAATTTGGTAGAGATACTATAATAATATTAGGTGATTGGAGTAATAAATTAAAAAATCACCATCTCGAATTCAATATATATCAACTCCAAATTTAGGATTAAAAAAAAAATTGGTAGAATATTTTAAAATATATAATTTAGATGAATTCAGAACATCATGTTTAAATTATAAAACAGAAAGTAAATGCGAAAATTTATATTTACCTGATAAAAAGGGTACAGAACGAAAAAATACATTCAATTCTAAGGTATCAAACCGAAAGCAATCGAATGGGGTGTATTAATCGTGATGAAAATGCAGTAAATAATATGATAAAAATAATTAAATCATATTTAATAGATAAAACAAGACCAGAAAAATATAGGAGATGTTATAAATTTCCTGAAATAATAAAAGAATCATAACCCTAACATTGTTAGTGTCAAATATCATCACGCCTGAAAAGGTGCAATTATATTTTTTCACTGTTAAGTGTCTCATTTTTCAGTGAAAAAGGTGTAACATAATCTCCAATTAAATCACCTTTTGATTTATTTTTATTTATAATATATACTTTATTTTCGATTAAATAATAATTTTTTCTTTTATATTTAATAATATCATAATTAATTTTTGTTTCTTCTTTTTTATCATTCTTTGTATTTTTTGTAATAACACTTTCTACAAATTTAATTTCTTCTTCATTTAATTTAAAATATTTATATATATTTTCATCATTTATATCATTGATTTTAATATATGGCATATCTTGTAAAACTGATAAATGATGAAATCCAGACCATTTATTAATATTAATATAAAATGTATATAATTTACTTTCTAATAATTTTATAATATAATCTCCATCTTCTTTATTATTTACTAAACAACAAAAACAATCTCCACCTACTCCTATAACTCCATTATCATAAAATGGTTTTAAATATCCACTTCTAGACATTAAAACTTTTTTATCATATTGATTTTTACAAGGTTTTGATGAATATAAAACTTGTACTCCTGTTGCTTGAATTGGATATTTAAATTCATCATTCTTAAGTTTTTTAACATGTTTTTTATCTCCTCTATTATCTGGACTATGAAATATTTTTAATTTATCTTTTGTATCTTTTATTTTTTTACAAATATTGATACTCATATTAGTTAATAAATATGGAATATAAACCATATCATTTAATAATTGCTGATTAATAATACTTGTATAATTTTTATTATCATATCTACATATTAATTCTAATTTTTTATTAACTATCTCATTTTTTTGAATTATATAATATATAAATAAGCTACCTATATTTGGAAAATATTTATTACATTCTTCTAAATTGATATATAATATATTACAATTATTAAATATATCTTTTCTAATATTCATATCGTCTTTATTATTACTTCTACCAACACCAAAATAAGTAGGTGGATTTATAAAAACTAAATACCCATCTTTTTTTAATAATTCATATCCTTTATATATAAATTTAGAATATAAATTATTACCCCCACCTTTAGAATGTCCTTTTTCATCTACTTGTTGATATGGTGGATTACCCATAATAATATCAAAATATTTAATACCCCATTCTTCATGGGTATTAATTTTTAAACTATCACCTTGATATATATTTATTTGATATTCATTATTAATATTAAATATCTGATTACATATTAATATATTCTTTTTATTTAATTCACACATATATAACATATTTTCCAATATGTGTTTTTTCCTTTCTTTTATATCTTCAATTTCATCTTTTAATTCTTCCATTAATCTTAAATATACGGCTATTGGAAAATTACCCATTCCTGTTGCTGGATCTAACCATTTAAGATTTTTATTTTTCCATACTTCAATTGGTAATTTATCTAACATTTCTGACACAAGTGTCATGGGTGTAAATACTTCTCCAAATTGTTTTTTTTCTATATCTTTTGGTTTTAAACTATGTGTTATTAACTCCAATAATTCTTTTGGATTATCTATTAAACTTTGTAATGACATCTTAAATTGAACTGATATATTATATGTATTTGAATTTTTATCAAAATATTTATTTACTATATCTTTTATTAGTTCTATTAAATCTTTCTTATTCCACCAAATTAAACATTGATCGTCAAAAGTATCTAATAATTCAGGATTTTCTTTTATATCATTTAACATCTTTACAAAATCCATATTTGAATTTTTTATTGTTAATATACATGTTAATGGTATTACATATGGTAAAACATCTTTTGTAAATGATATTTGTGTTTCTATTTGTTCTTCATTTGATTTTTTTTCATTATCAGATTGTTTAATATCATCTGTATCACTATCATTTTTAACTTTTTCTTTACCTGATGGTAATTCTTGTATTTCATCATCTTCGTCTTTTACAACTATATCTAAATTTATTGATACATCTTTTAAATTCTTTGTAAATGTTTTATTTATTAATTTTTGTGTTGAATTATCAAACTCTTCATAATCATTATCTAATTTTCTTAAAAGTGCTCTAAAACTATTTATTGGATCTTCTTTCCATATGTCCATTAATTTTTTAACTAAAATATCAGAGTTTATTTTTTTATTTAACATCATATCAACATCAATATTTATTAAATGATTATGAATTAAATATTTCATTTTATCATCAATACTTTTTTCATTCTTATAAACAGTATAGTTAATACATGTATTTAATACTCTACTAATATTCAAATCTACAACAAAACCTATTTTTTTATTATCTCCTTCAGTCATACATCTATACATTTGTTGCAACACCTTGTCGGATGACAAGGCATTGTTCATAAGAATAACTAAATCACATAAATTTAATGTAATTCCTAATGTAAGCATATTACCAGCTAGAAGGATTAAACCTAATTTACCTTCAGATTTTGCTATAATTTCTTTTTTATTAATTTCATCTTTAATATCTTTTGGTAATTTATCTTTTTTATCTTTATTATTAGAACGATTTATACAAAGGACATCATATCTTTTGAGGATATTATCATCAAGCATTAATTTTTTAAGACATTCAGATATTTCATTAATATTATCAGAAGGTAAAAACCAAATTTGAGTAAATGGATTACGTGTATCTTTTTCAGAACAAATATTATTTATCCTTGGAAATATAGTTTTTTCACCATCTTCTTCTTTTTGAGAACCTGATATATATCTTAAAATTGTTTTAACTTCATTTTCAAAACTAAATTTAGTTTTTGCTTTATTTAATCCAAAAAGAGTATCAAAACAAAAACCCATTTTATTTTCTTTATTTAATTTTTCTTTTATTATTTCATATCTTTGTTGGTCAAATAAATTAGTAATTAAATGTAAATCTGGCATTCTTTCATATGATTTAAAAATATCATCTATTTTAAAACCTAAATTTGTATAATATTTAATAGTTTTTGTAATATACTCATCACCATGTTTTTCTTTTAATATAGAAAGATTATTATTATCTACTAAAATAGATTTACATATTTGTTCATCTTCGATATCCCAAAACATTTGACATTCTTGTAATATATTCCATTCTTTTAATGGTTTTGCATAAGTAGCAGTTAGATATATCTTAATAGTGTTCTTTGATGAATATGATTGTAAAATTTCTTTTGATAAATCTGTTGTACCTGAAAAATGATTTTCATCAAAACCAATTATATCCAATTTTAAATTTTTAATTATTGTAATTGTTTTTTCATTTATATATTTTTGTAATAATTGCTTAGACATAACAAAAATATTATTTTCACTTGTTTCAATACTATTTATCATCTGAGACCCTTCAATATGATGAATTTTAAATTTATCAAAATCCTTAAATTTATTAAATAAGTCATTTGTAAATTGTGGTGATGTTTCTGTTGGTGCAGGTGTAATAATTAAAACATTTAATTTTTTTTTAATGTTATATTGTTTAATAATTATACCACCAATCATATAAGTTTTTCCACTACGACATTTACAACCCCATAGGAAAGATTTATTACCTTCTGTTATTAAGTTAGATGTTTTTTGTGTAATTAATTCTTGATGAAATCGTAAAAATAAATTTTCTTTTGGTGATAAATATATTTCATTCCAATCTTCATTTTTATTTTTGATTATGTCTTGTTTGAATGCTAGGAAATATCTATTTAAATCATTAGTATCTAAAATATTTTTTTCATTCATATGTTCAGTAATATATTCACTAGATACATTAGCATTTTTAACCTTCTCTAATACTTTTTTCTTATTAGGAACAACTAGATATATCTTATATGATTTATATATGTGCTTATTTTTTGTTGCCATAGCTATTATATTTTGAATATCATAATAATTTACTGATTTTTGTTTAGTAATATCTTCTGTTGATTTAGGCATCTTTGAACTAATAAAAATAAAAGTATCATCATTTTTATTTTGTAATGTTATATCTGAGCATCCACCAGAATTACCACTTAAAACTTTTTCATCTGTATATTTATTAATATTTTCTAAAATTTTAAGTTTTCCATTATTAGAATTACCAATTAAATGATTAAAATTACTATTTGTAAATATATCACAAAAACCAAATTTAATAACAATATCAAACAATCTTTCAAAAATAAAACCTTTTTCTGATTGTGTTTTACATGTTTCTAAAATATCATCTATATTATTAAAAGTTATAATATAGTCAATAAAACTTTTGATATTTGTATAATTCATTTCTTTATTATTATTAGACATATTATATATATTATAACATATTACCTAAATCTATTTATATCAATTTTTTATATAATTATAATTATATGCCTACACAACACACGGAAGATTATAAATTATCTACTATTAAATATTATTTAAAAAATAATAAAAATATGCGTGAAACTTGGTTTAATAGCATTAAATAAATTAAAATTAAGTGAAAAAGTATTAGCATTTTATGGAAAAAAACAAATTAAAGAAAGTAATCTTAATAAAATTATTATTTTGAGAGAAATAACATATTAAATAACGTCTTGCTATATAGAAACTTTGTTGTTTTTGTAAAAAAATTAGTTTTCTTTTTTTTAATCTATTTTCTAATAAAATTAATAAAAAAAGATAATATATCCAATTTATTTATATAATAACTCGTGTCTAAAATCTGAACATACAAATAAGG